CTTTTTCTAAAGCACTTATATTTTTTTCTAAATATTCTTTGACGTCTCCTAACTTTTTTTCTATTCTAGCAGCTATAACTGGTCTTTCGGTTGTCTTTTGAGTTAAAGCAAACTCTGGTGAACCTATATTTAGGTATTCTTTAGTAGATGGAGCATAATTATTAATTTTTTTTAAAACAGTTTTTCTTAATAAAGGATCATCTAAAATTTCAGCTACTTTTACTTCTCCTGCTTTAATTTCTGGAGCTACTTTAATTAAAGTTTTAATACCTTCTTGTGTTTCGGGTGCTAATTTAGTTCCTTGTGCAATTATGGAATTAAATTCTTTTAAAAATCCACTTATTAATTTAGCAGACATTATATTTTTTTGAGTTTTTTTAAATTTAAACCTTGTGAGGCAGGTCCTTTTAACGGGGGTGGTCCAAATCGCTTACCAGGAAGTTTAACCTTTTTTCGCTGGTTCATTGGATTTAGCTCTTAAAGATTGTTCTTGAAGTTTTAATTTATCTTTAGCAACTTTCATTCTTTCAGCTGCTTGTTCTTCTTGATTTTCTATTTTCATTCTTTCAATGTCAAATTTTTCTTCAAGTTCAACTTCTCTACGTTCTAAATCTTGTTGAGTTTCTTGAGCTCTTCTTTGAATGTCCATAGCCTTAAGATCTAACTCTCTTTGTTTCAAAGTTACTAGTGGATCTTGTTGTTGTGTACCACCTTCTGCTTGAATAAGTTGTGTTGTTAATTCTGCAATTCGTTTTGCAACCATAGAATTAAATTGTATTTCAAATCCTGCTGGATCTTGCTGAGCCATCATATTCATTTCTTCAGATTCAGCTATCATTGCACCAACTTCTCCTTGTGCTTTGAAAGAAATGTGATCTGATATATGTCCTTGTAGTAATGCATACACCATAGGGTTAATTTGTATCATTCTGCTTTGAATAAATGCTCCGTGAGCCGCGATATGTGCATCGTGGTCCTGTTCTGGAAACACTTGTAGTAATTCCATCTTTAATGCTCTTGCATTTTCTAATGCAGGATCTTGTGGTATTGGTTCTTGAGGCGGTGGCATTAATAAATCTATTTCTCTTGTACCAATTGCTTCATAAACACGTCTATATGCTTCTCTTAAGTCATGCATTTGCGGATTTGACTGTGCAATTTGTAATTGTGTCTGCGCAAGTGTAAATCTTTGAGCCATTGAGAAGATATTTGGATCTGCAACTGGTATAACATCAACTTTGTCGTCAAAATCTTGTACTTTTACAAGTCTATCTGCTCCTGTAACTGCATATGGGTACACTGGAGGTAGGTAAGTTGCAAAAACATCAGCTAAAAGATTAAATTCTTGCTTCATCGTGTAATAAATTCGCTTGTGAATAGCTGACATGACCCTTGAACCACGCTCCAAGAGTGCAATTGTCGTTCCAACAGCCCTATTTGCAACATCTTCACCTAATTGCATGTCTGCAATTGATGCAAAACGCTGTCCGGCTTGAACACAAAAGCCTAAAAGTTGAAATAAAGTTGGACTTGGCTCTTTAAAAGGTAAAATTTGGAATTGATCTTTGATATTTCCGCCTGGTGCATCAACATCTCTGAACTCACCTGGTTGAAAAGGTTGATCATCATCACGAATTCTAATACCTCGTGACTTAAATCCTGCTGGTAGGTTAGCTAAAGTACCTGCATCAAGTAATTGTCTTAGTGCAGAAGTGGCTGTTCGTGATAATCCACCTATCATATGAATTAATCCGAATCCATAGAAGCCTAAACCCGGTAAAAATTTGTAATGAACAAAGTATTCTGTTCTTTTCATTAATTCATCTTCTGGATCGTAGTTACGATAGATAGATAAAATTTCTTGAGAGCCTTCATCAATTGTAACGATGTAAGGAATTTTAATATTTCTATCTTTTTTACTTAAATCAGGATTCTTTTCGTATTCTTCTAAATCTAAATCAACATGCATTTCTAATATGTTATGTTGAAACTCTGTATCTCCTGCAGGTTTAACTCCTTCGATTTCATCTAACTTTTGTTTTAAATCACTTTCTTCTGGTCTTTTTACAGACAATTCTACATCTCTATAAAAACCTGCTTTTTGTTTTTTAAGAACTTCATTATCACTCATCTTAATAACGTGAGTGATTCTTTCACAATCTTTTAAGTCAGTTGCATAATAAGGTACGACTAAGTCTTGCGCGGGCACGAACTTAGCAACTGCTCTTTGCATTATTTCATCATAGTAAATCTTTTTAAATGTAGATCCGGATATTGGTAAATAAAATAATAACTGGTCAAACTCTGGAGTATATTCTTCCATTTGATCTACTAACATGTAGTTCATAAAGTCTTGAACTCTTTGTGCTTGTTCTACAGTCTCACGAGTTGCAGCGCCAACGACTTGTGTTCGCACTGGTCCTTCTGGTGGTAATAATTCTTTGTAAGCTTGTGCTTGAAATTGCGTAACAGATTCTGCTAGTAATGGATGAGTTACACCTGATGCACCTTGAAACGGTCTAGTTTGATCTGTGTATTTAAAACCTAATAAATCTAAACCTTGTGTATATGTTTGTTCCCAATCTTGTCTTGAAACTTTATCTTTTCTAAAATCTTGAATAAGAGAATTAGCCATACGAGCTAATACTCGTTCGTCCATATCTTCTGCTATGTTCTTATAAAAGTCTTCTGCAGTTTCTTCTACTGTCTCTTCAATTTCACCTTCATCGTTTGGTGTTTCGATTTCTATATCGACTTCTTTTTCTTCTACAAGAGGATCTTGAGATGGATTATTTTTATCTATTTCAGCCATGATTTAGTGATTTGTTATAGCAAATATTATAATATCACGCAAATATATTAACGACTAGACCGCCCTCTTTTTTGTATAGTTTAAAAGGCGTACCCTTCATAGTATCAGTCACTTTTATACCAAAAGCAGGATAATACAGGTTTGGATCATTAGCTTCCATTTTTACTATTTCACCACGTTTTCCAGTTATAGATTGCCAAGCAACAGCTTCTTCTTGTGTCTTAAAAGCAGCTATATGCTGTTGTCGTAGTTGTTTTGGAATACCTAAAGCTTTTGCTGATTTTTCATCTAAGTTAATTTTTTCAACTATTTTAAAAGGTTTTTCAGGATCAGATAAAGATACGTTAATTGTTTTCGCTTCAGAATTGTATTGTCTTGCTAAATCTCTCATACGGTCAGGTATGATTGCAAACTGTTTTGGATTTGTAAGCTTTGTTTCTCCAGCTCTATCAGATTTTGCACTTACTCCTAATCTTCCAGCTTTACCTCCAGCATCACCATAAAACTCCCAATCTCCCAATTTACCATAATATGGTTTACTATCATTGGGATTTAAATTTCTTAACGCATGTAATCTTTCAACAGGATTAACAACAACCCACTCTACATTATTTTCAGCTGCAGTTTTTAATGTTTGTTTTAGTGCATGATCACCATACGAAGATCTATCAAAAAATGGTAAATAAGGAACATCACCATCTCTTCCATACCTATCTTTAATTTTAGCAACATTAGAAGCATTCATAGTTTTTTTTCTAAGTTCTTCAAAATTAGAAGATAGTTTTCTAAATTCAACTTTATCTTTGTCTGTAAGTGCTGCACCCTTACTAGAAATTGCTTTCATTTTATCTTTTATATTATTTAAAGCGACATTCGCTTGGTTAAACTCTTGTTCACTGTTAAATGGGTTTATAACTTTAGTTCTTGTTGGATCCGCTGGAAAAGCAACCGCTTGAATATCAGATTGTATTTCATCTATAGCAAATACTTTTTTATTTGGATTACCTTCTAAAGATCTCTTTCCATATCTAGTATGATAAATTTGATTTTTAAAAGTTTCACCTGCTACTTCTTCATAATGCTTTTGTGCAGATAAAGCTCCTGGTTTAACATCTTTATCAAATGGAATTTTTTTAATATAAGCAACATCTTCAAAGTAATCTTCAGCACCTTGTATTCTGTAACTAAATTGCTCACCATATCTTGGAGTTAATCCTTGATTAATTTGTGTTTGTATGTTTCTTGCAAGCGTTCTACCTTTGTTAGCTAAAGCAGTCAAAGTTTCTGTAGGTATAAATTTATCAGGGTTTATACTTAGCTCATCTCTAATAAATGGATTTAATCGACCTATTCCTACATTTGATTTACCTGTTTCCTTTATTGAAGTAAAATAATCTTTAGCTAATCGTTCAGGTAATAAACCTCCCTCTAAAGCATTTTCAATCCTTGCCTTAACACCTATTGATTCAGCTTTTAAATCCATTATTCCTTTTTGAATTCTTTCGATTGAGGTTGCAGTTCTTGCTTGTTCTGACGCAGGAAGCCCAGCATAATATTCACTAATCTTTTTTGACGCATCATCGTAAATTCTTAGTTCTTCTTGAATATAAGAATCAACATCAGTTTTTATTTTTTCAGGGCTTTGATATTTAAATCTTCTGATAACAGTGTTTACTGCTGGTGATTTTTCAACCATTTGCATTAAATCTAATTTTGATACGGGTAAATTGTTTTCTTGTGCTAATCTTAAAAATCCACCAACAACTTTTCCTTCTTTATCAAATTGAGCTATGTTAGTATCAAACAATTCTTCTTTAGTAATAGATGCTCTAATTTTTGCACCTGAAACTGGTATCTCATAAGAACTTAATCTATTAAAGTTTGAAAATTCTTTTATCCATTGATCTGCAGGTAGTGGTTTATTAGCAGGATGTTGTGCAAGGTAATCGTATAAAGCAGAACCAAATCTTTCTTTTTTACCACCCACTGTTAAAGGTTTAGTTTTACTTACGTCACGTATTTGTTTGAATTGATCTATATACTGTTGATATTGAGACGGTGCAGTTTCCGTTGCTCGTTGTACTTTAGTTGGAACAACTTCTAATATTTCTGCAACTGGATCATTAAGTAGTTCCGTGTTGCGTGATACGGGAAGCTCTGGTGTTTTCTTTGTAATAATGTCGTCTAGTATCTTTGCACCAGGTAATCGTTTTTTTGCTAACGCATAAATACCCGCGCCTGTCGCTCCAAGGACCCCGAGTCCTCCTGCAATACCTAAGCCTGATGAATCTTCTGGACTTTTAGGATCTCCAGGAACTGCTGTTGTGGATTCTACACCAAAGGCTTCGTTTAGCTTTCGTTGATATTCTGACATCAGCTTCCATCCTACAATAGATCTTTGATGTAATCTTTGCCTTTACCTATTTCAACTGATCCACCTTTTTTCATAGTTTTGACTTGACTTGCATCCATAACTTGAACTCCAGATGTTTGTTGTTGTTTAGAAGAATTTGGTGCTCGTGATGTTAAATTTAAATTTCTAAATGATGGAGACAAATTAGTATCAGCTCTTTGTTTTGCAACTAAGTCTCCTAATAAGTCTTGTATCAATCTACTAATCATATTAAATCCTTTATGTAATCTTGTCCTTTTCCAACTACTACATCACCACCTGTGGACATTTGTTTAGGTTTAGACATACCTGCTTCTGATAGTGCAATAGCAATTGCTTGTTTTCTGCTTTTAACAACAGGACCTTTTTTACCAGAATGAAGTTCACCTTTTTTAAATTCTCTCATGACCTTACCAACTTTCTTTTGACCTTTAGTCATTCCACCTTTTTTAAGTTCTACACCATACATATCATCTTTAAATCTTTGAAAATTTTCTACTTCTTGTTCTTTATCTCTTTCTTTAAAATATTCTTCTCTATCTTGTGCTTGTATTTTTTTTAATTTTTTAAATGCACTATAGTCTTTAACTCTTTTTTTTAATTCTTGAAAATTGTCCATTAGATCATTCCTTTGTAATAACCTTTAAGACTAGCATTAGAATATTTTTTACCATCTAACTCTACGTCTATAAATTTACCTTCATATGCTTTTTGTGGTCCTTTGAATGGAGTGTGATACTCATGTCTAATTTCAAATTCAGTATCTGTTTCTGTAGGCTGTCTTATAGCTCTACCAAGATAAGCCTTTTGAACTTTTTTCATCTTGCCTGACTTTGTTTCTACGTATCCTTTTTTCTCGAGCCTTGTTTCTCTAGCTTCTTCAGCTTTAGATTCTTTTGACTCATGAGCCTCAGACTCATCCATGTATTCACCTTTACTAGCTTTCTTTACGCAGTTAGGAACACGCTTACCTTTTTTCATCTTCATTCCTTTTTGTTCGTATCCTACCCAACAAGTGCCACGAGCCATTAATATAATTTAGTTGGTCTTGTTTTTCCTAATTTAACTTTTGCAACTACAGATCCACCACTTTTGTAATTAGACATAGTTGGATCTATCATTCCACCACCCATTTTTTTAAATATGGTACCTATTCCTGCTAATTGTTTTCTTCTTTTTACATACTCAGTTGTATCATCTTTAGATACCATTTTACCTGATTCTGCTTTTACCATTTTTCCTGGTGGTAATTGCTCGTCTTGTAATCCCATTCCTCTGCCTTTAGCTTTTTCAGCTTTTAATATTGCA